TCAGGCTCAGGCACAGTCTCAGCAAAATGCTGATAAACTAACTCAGGGCCTGACCGCCGTACAGATTTCTCAGGCACAGGAGAACATGGCTGACGCACGTGAAAAGCGGTCGGAGATACCATTAAATAGAATGAAGACTTTGGCTCAGGCCCAGAAGATAAGCGCCGAACCGCTCGTTGCCCTGGTCAAAGAGGAAGTCAGGTTGCAGATAGCACAGGACAAACAAGGGCAGGTGGCTAAGCCATGAGTAATTTGAAGCCAAATTTTAAAAGACACAAAATATTATTGCCCTCTACTAAGCCAATGCAGACAATGGTTGACGCCGGCTGGCTTATTGACCCGCCAGAAGGAAAAATATCACACGAAACAATAATGCCTTCCGGCGAGAAATCAAAAAGGAAAGAACGTGGTCGCAAGAACTGAAATCTATAAGGGCGAAACGCCCATCGGTGAATTACAGCAGGCTTTCAAGGACGAGATAAAAGGCATTCTTGAAAACGCCGCATTGAAGATGAAATGTTCAATAGACCAGCTAAAATACAGGTTTGATAATTTAGGCCGCGTAGAGGTACAGAAGATGACAGCCGGGGAAATGGTTGGCAAACACAAAGAAGACCAAGAACGCAAAAGAATTGTCGGTATTCGTAACAGGAGAAACAATGGCTAAGAAAAAGAAACCTAAGAAAACCAGTATTGCAAGGCCAACAGCGTTTAGCGACGAGAGATTTCGGGTAGAGAATGCCGCTGATACCATGATGAGGTTTCAAGAAATAAACGCCGACTCTAAATTAAAAGCTAAAGCCAAACAAGAACTCGCTCGCAGAGAGAAGGCTATTAAAAAAGCAAGGAAAGTGTAATGGGTAAGGTCATAAACGTTACAATTGACGAAAACATAGAACTCGACCCAAGGCATACTAAGAATATGCCTGATAATATAAAGCAGCCATTACTTGCCACAATGACGGTAGCGTGTAAAAGATATAATTGTACTTGGCGTGAATTGGTATGGAAGGTCAAGTTTTATAATAATCAACCTGTTATCAGTGTAAAAAAGAGGTAAATCGTGAGCAAAACATTATAGGAATATAAACAGAAAACAATGACTCCTGAACAGCGAAGTAAGCTTATTAGTATAGGTCGTCAGGTAATAAAGATATTCCCTGATGCGTTTGGAAATATATTTTTCAAATTTAACTTACAAAAGGGCCGTAAGAACGTTATTATGAATTACGGAATGGAAGAATCGATAAAAGAAAGTGCAGAAGAACGAGAAAACCCTAACAAATAGGAAAGGAAAGATTATGTTTAGTTGGTTAATAAATGATATGGAAAAAGAAAGATTAAGAGCGGAAAATGCTGAGTTGAGAAAAGAATTAACTGAAATAAGGCAGGAAGAGTTTAGAAAAGCCCTATTATCGCCTTATCAACAACAACATTTCCAAAACGCTTTGGGATTAAGTTCCGGCCAACTCTAACAAATAGAAGGGAAATTATGAATTGGAAAGAATTATATTGTGCTATATTTGGGCACGATTACCAGATGTTTCACGAAATTAGAGAGGGTGATAAATTATTACAAAGGACGGATACTTGCGAAAGATGTGGAATGAGCAAAGTAAATAATCAGGGATACCAACAAAAAACGTGGGCAAGTCCTTTAGGGTGTAGCCTTAAGCAATCTCTTTTGCGAGAAAATTTAAGACAACTCTAACAAATAGAAGAAAGGGCAAAGAAAATGAGAAAGATTGAATTTGGTTTGATAGTAATAGTTTTATTGGTATTATCTTTTGTAATATGCGGTTGTCAGGAGGTTTCCAAGCCTGATTTGCGCAGACAGCTTATGACTTTAAGGCCAGATGACCAGGCAAAATGGAACGAAAAATACGGTGATAGCCTGAAATCTCAACTGACGGCTAATATATTATTAGTCATTCAGGTTCTTAACAAGCAGGGCGAAGCAATGAAACAGCTTGATAGCCGTTTGGTTAAATTGGAAGACCCGAATGAATAAAACAGAAATGATATTTATGCAAAATGCACCAAAGTTTGTAATTGTGGGTGGGTTTAGCTCGCTTGTAATTTTTGCTTTGTTCAGTTTATTGATATGTTTTACGGACGAGTGGAAATTTGGTGTATATGCAATCTTGCTATGTATCGTAGCTATAAGTTTTCTTATATACGTAATCCGTAGATTTGAGAAGATTTACAAGATGCCGATTTCTGATGTAATGGAAAAAGACAAAAAATATTGGGAAGAACACGATAAGTAATATTTGAAAACTTAATAACCAATTAGGGTACTCGTACAAAACGACCCCGTATTACAGATGTGTAGTCTGTGTGCGGGGTTTTTTATTTGGAGATTAGAACAATGGCAGAAGAAAATAAAGACCTAAACAATAGTCAGTCGGTCGCTGATTCAGACCTAAACACAGACCAGTCGGTCACTGGCCAAGACCTAAATCAACTGGTCACTGAGAAGCAGGCTGAGACGCTTGCAGACGGCGATGACGAGAGCAAGAAAACTGTTAAGTACGAAGAGTTCAAAAAAGCCAATGAAGCTAAAAAGGCAGCCGAAGAGCAATCGCAATTATTGCAAAATCAGTTAGCAATAATGCAGGCTAATCAACAGGTTGCTCCGGTAGAAACTCAACAACCAGGTTCAACATACGAGTTAGCTATGCAGCAACTTGGTATTTCAGCGGACGACCTTTATGGTGAAAACATTATAAAGGTACAAACCCGCAAATCTGAGCTTGATACTATGCTGCAACAGCAACAATCGGCACTTACAGCCAATCGGCAGTTTATATTGAGTCATCCCGATTTTACACAGGTTGTAGGAAGCGTAAATCCTACAAACGGGCAAATAATGACGTGGTCTCAAGAGGCTTTGTCATTACAGCAAAAAAAACCATATTTAGCCGCAACTTTTCAATCTGCTCAAGGTGCTTATCAAGCTGTTATGGACGAAAGGCAGCTTGTGGAACTTAAAAGCAAAGCCGACGCCAATAAGGAGCATTTAATAAGACAAGGGGTTGAATTAGAAACTAATCCTCTTGGTGGCTCTGCCGCTGGTGGCGGTGCGGGTGGAGACCCTAACAATCAACAGATGCTGACGAGAGAGCAGGTTCTTGAAATTGAAAGGAAGCTGGCTAATGACGAAAAGGTATAAAGAAAGGGAATAAGATGCCAATAAATCAAACTATGCACACAATCACAAGGATAAATCACCCAATTAACATCTTCTATCAAAGTAAGGTGTTACTTAGAGTGATTGATGCCTTCGTGTATGTGAGATTCGGAAAGAAAGATTCAATGCCTATGCACGCAGGCGATACTAATAAATGGCGAAGATGGGGGAATCCATCTGCACAGACAGTACCTCTTATCGAAGGTGTTGACCCCTCGGCGATTCTTTTATCAAAGACGGACATACAGGTCAAGATAAAAGAATATGGTGCGTGGATTGTTACAAGCTCGTGGATGACCTTCACGGGTATTACCGATGACCAGAGCCAGATGTCCGACATTCTGCTCGATAATATGAGACTGACTATTGATACTCTTACCAGGGACGTTGCGAGCGGTACGGCATCACAAACTACGGCAAGTAACGGTTCACCAACAGGAACATTTATCGGCAAGACCGACCTTGACACAATTGTTACGAACCTGCTTATCCAAATCACCCAGATGATTGAACCACAGATAAGTGCAGGTTCCAGTATAGCTACGTCTCCCATAAGAGCTTCTTTTATCGGTATATGCCATACAGGTCAGAGGACACGTCTTTCACTTGTAAGTGGCTTTAAGCACGTGAGTTCTTACGCCCAAGACCGTGCAATGCCCGACGAGTTCGGCGCCACCGATGATATTCGATGGCTTTTGACAACTAATGCGACACGAGCCACATCAACAACTGGATACGAAAATCTTATCTTCGGAAAAGAATTTTTCGGTACTGTCAAAATTACAGGTAACTCGGCGGATGCTCCACTTATCTTTACTCCAAAAGATAGAGTAGGTTCTCCGTTACAAAGATATACCACGTTAGGCTGGTTGCTGAATTTCGCAGCCCAGGTACTAAATGACAACTTCGGACATGTTTTGCTCACAACTACAGCTTAATAAAACATTAAAGAAAGGAAAAAAATTATGAATCAAATAAAAGTTGGACATTACGAAGCCGACGATGGGTTAATCAATTTACCTCTCGGTTTTATTCCTGATGTATTTGATATGGACGAACTCACTACATCAAATCCTGACCACGTTAGATGGTACAGGCGCCAGCAAATTGACGAAGCCTCCGCTTCCCGACAGGGTGTAATTACAAATGGTGTCGATGGTGTTATTACAAGGCTTAGTAGTGGTAATGGCATTACTGCTTATAACGCAAGCAGCCAGCGACCGGCTATAGGAATATGGGAAAGTAGTAATTCTACGATTGATGACAGGGCAGGAAACACTATTACAATCGTTGCCCGTACGGCAACTGCGCCCGGGACTTACGTAAATCCGACAGTGAGTTCTGATGCCGACCGTCAGGCTATTTTTGAAGCTGTAACTGTTGGTGGTAATACGGGTTCGACTGAACCGACTTGGCCGGATGCAGTTGGTGAAAATGTAACTGACGGTAATATAGTATGGAAACGTGTAGATGTAAGC